GAACTATAATGCTCCACCATGCTTGGTCAGATTCTGGATCTCTTAATGAAAGATAATAGTCACCAGTATCTGTGTAAGGCACCTCTATAATCCTATAATCTGTTTCAGATGGTGCGTCTTGTGGCTCTATATGAATATAATATGGATTTTTAGGGTCATTGTGGAAGTTTATGTTGTGTGTCTGGAGTTGCTCTAATGTTGCTGAATCAGCTTGAACTAAATCAGCAAAAGCATTCTGTGCTTCTAATCTTGTAGCTTCTATTTCAGCAGATGTCAACTTACCAGATATAGCACCACTATTAGCTTCAAAATCTTCAATGTTAAAGTGGCTTATAGTGGCATTATTGATGTCTAAAGTGCCGTTAACTGACATATTAGTAGTTTGTATAGTGTCAGCTTGTATATTATTTAGAGCCGCATCATCAGCTGAAATCTCTTTAGTGTTGACTTTTACTACAGCTTCTATTTGGTCTATATAAGCCTTAGGTGCTCTTATCTCTGTTGCAGCTGAAAGAGTATTAGCGCTAACAGTATTAGCTTCTATGCTATTTTCAACTGTAATATTGTCGGCACTTAGTTCATCTATTTCACCATTTTCAGCTGAAAGATTCTCAGTGGAAGTGTTAGTAAATATACCATTCTCTTTAGAAATAGTGTCACTATTTTCATGAGCATCTATACGAGCATTAGTAGCAACTATTGCTTCTGTATTAGCTGTTATTCTATTGCCCAACTCCTGAAGCTCTTCATTATATTGCTGTTGTTGGAGCTGTTCTTGTTTGTTATTATCTTCATTATTGTCAGATATGTATCTCATGTTTTTATTAGTTTGTTAGCGTTTGCCATCATTATATTTTATAGCATTTATTATTCCTTGTAGGTCAGCATACATGTGGCTAATGAAAGTATTGAAGTTGGCCGTTTGAGCATTCAAAGAGTTGGCATTTTTAACTAAGTTGTTGCCTTCATGATTTAAGTTTATGAACTCTTTATTCCATTTGCGGCTATAAGACAAAAGCCCATTATTGACAGATTCAATATTTTCATCAGTCCATTCTTCATTCTTGTTGCTAACTAAAGCTAATGATCTCTTTTCCATTTTTTATTGTTCATACCCTGGCATCATGTGAACTACTTCATCGTAAGTCATAGTGCCATTCAACAGTGAAAACATACGAGTTATTGCGTCGTAAGATTCTTTATAGTTTTGCCACCTTTTAAGCTGTGAATCAAACCTTTGTTGAAGCTCAGTCTGTTGGTCTTTAATCCTAGAAACTTCTAACTTCATGTTGTCTATGTCCTTGTTGTTCATAGAAGCTATTCGGATTAAAGACACATTAACATCTTGTGGCCTGTTAGTTGCTGGAAATACTAATCCTTGTGCCATTGTTACATATTGTTCCTTGTTGAAGTATTCTGTCTCTTTTCATTTATAGACTGTGTCATTCTAGCTATAGGGAAGTCACTTGTAATCTTAAACTTCATACCTTGTCCAGTAGCATATTTAGGAGTATAGTTCAATACTAAAGCATTGTTTATATTGTCCCACATAGTAGCATCTATTTTGAAAACCTTCTGGTCAGACTTAAAGCCAACGTCTGTGAATGTCTGGCATTCCAAAGTTAGCTCACCTTTCTCTTTAGTGTCACTAATCAATACAACTTGTATTTTATCAGTAGTAGCCACTTGTCCATCTCCTGGTCCATTAAACTTAGTCTCAACTATAGCTTTCTGTTTGACAGGATTTTCTAGCTTGTTCTTTTCATAAGATACAGCTGTGGCAACATATTTTTCTTTATCAGATCATAAGATTCAACAATAAAGTAGCCAGCTTTTAAGAAGTATATATTGTCAACATTTATGAATGGTAAGTGCCACTGCTGTTTTCCAGTAATAATGTATATACCTTGGTCAGTTGTAATGAAGATTGCTTCTTTCATAGTGCTATAATAACACTTGTAGACTTCATTTATTCTATTAGCTTCCATTGCTATGTCTAAGTTGGCATCTCCAGTAAATGTGTAGATACATCTATCAGCTGGACTCCAGAAATAAGCTGCTGTTGGAAGGTAGCCTAAAAATACCATACCATTTATGTCTATGATTGCATCTATACCAATAATAGTGTAGTCATCATAAGTTACTGAGACGATTTTTCCACCGATCACAGCATAGAACTGGGACTGAATAACAAAGATAGCGTCAACATTACTAATCTGTTTTCCAGATGAATATGATAATATAGGAGTGGTCTCATTATAGATTATTGGATATCCATAAGAACCATTCTTAATCAAGTCTTTGTTATTGTAAGTGTGTATATATTCTGTAAAGATGTTTGGGCTATATTCAGTAGTTGCCGCGATTGCTACTGGGCTATTCAAATCAACTAATGAACTATCAACAATCTGTACAGCTGTGTTGTTATATTGTATTATACTATACTGATAAGTTGCCGCAGTTGCTGATGTTGATTCACCATAGAACACTTCAATCCATTGTGGCTGGTAAGTGTCATCTGATTTGCTCCACAAGAATGATTCATAAGATGTCACTATATTCAAATAAGCTTGTGGACTAATCTGTATAGATGTTATAGCACATTGAGATACTTCATATAAAGAGTTGATTCCAGATACAAAGTATTGAGCTAAATCACGTCCAGTTGTATTGTCTTTACCAACTTTAATGAAAGCCTCATCTCCCCATTTGTGCATAGAAACACCTGGCATTACTCTGTTATTAAAGTCTGTAGCATAGTGCAAAGGCTTTTCTTTTTCAATGTCATAACAGTTCCAGAATCCTTCTGTATTTATTATTATGTAGCGATCAAAGATTATGTTTATATTACCATCTTTGTTAGCAACATATTTTATTTCATACCACTTACCATCTGTTGATTTGTAGCCAATCATTGTGTCAGTAAAGTATAGATATTTGTCTTCTGAAACACTGTTCCATTCTGTCAATAATGTGCCAATATATTCGTCTTCTCCATAAGAAAGTCCAGAAATCAAACCAGAAGAGTTTATAAGAGCACGCCATTTTCCAAACTGTTTAGCGATTGAACCTTGGTTGTTATAATAATGAGCTGTAATCCACTGGCTACCAGTAGTGTCTATTGCTAATGAACCTGGATAAGCATAAGTGTCTTTGTTAGCACAGTCATATAACAAGAATAGAGAAGTTGTTGTGTCTATTGCATTAGATCTGTTTGTTAAGTGCAAGCAATACCTATAATATGACATGTTGATGTCTAAAGAGGCATCCATTACACAAGCTTCAACTTCACCATTTGCTTGTAGTCCATTTACATACTTAGTTTGTGTATTATAATATCCAATAGCTGAAAAGTCAAAACCATCATTATTGTAACCAGTTAGGCGCGCTTGATATACTATGTAGTTGCTAGTTGGAAGTACATAATATGGTTCCAAGTAAGCTGTTGTTACAACTGTTCCATCATCTAATGCTACAGTTGGTATGATGATCTGAGTTACGTCTTGAACTATAGTCCAGTGCCATTCTTTAGAGAATAATACTGTATTAGTTTTGTAGCCAATATCATCTGTAGTAGTGACTGTTTCTGATTGTGGATTGGCTGTTGTGTCTTCACTGTGGTCAAAAACTATAGTTGCCTTATTTACAAAATCTTCAAATAAAAGGTCGTGGCTATATTCTCTACCGTTACCTTCATATTTGAATGTCCAAGTGAAAGTCTGAGTTTCTCCGTCTAATACTGTTTCAAAAGTCTCTTCATTTCCATCAACCCAAGTAATATAAGGGTCTTCCAAAACAGAGAACATTCTTACAGGAGTATTATAAGCTGTTGGAATCTCATTTTCAACTACTGGAGAAGAAGTAGCATATACTAACTTTCCTCTAAGTTCTGCAATACCATTAGGACCAACAGATAAGGCCATTGGAAGGTCATTTGGGAATGTTACAGCACCAGCCATTTCAGAAGATACAGTCAATCTTACATGTCTTGGGTGAGTTACAACTTGGTCATATTCTATTGTTTGTCCACCTGCTTCTATTACTATATGACGTACTTCAGATAATGGAAGGTTATCATTATACAAGAATACGTCAATATTATATACTGTACCGTTTATTGCTACTTCACTGGAAGTGGCACGTGAAAGGATAATATCTGGATAATGATAAGTGTTAGCTACCTCTCCTGTTGTTTGTATATAGATTGGGTCTCCTCTATTATAGACATATTGCTGAGCTGTATTGTCCCATTCTACCGGCTCAAAAGTACCAGCTAATAATCCTTGTGAGTTAGTAGTATCATTCAAATAGTTTGTATATGCAGGAATAAACCAACCAGTGTTATCACCTATAGTAGCTGGAATATTAATATTTTTCTGGTCATGCAATAACTGTCTTAATAAAGCATAGCTAAACTCTGGTCCATTATAAGTGTCACCACCAGCATTCCAAGTCTTTACTTTTGGAGTATAAGGCCAAGTTATTCTCATATCACTATAAGGCAAATCACATACGCCATTTATTTCTATTTGGTCTGTATAAGATTCAACTGAGAATGTCTGATATTTTGTATAAGATGAAATGTTAGTTCCTGAACCATAAGTTCCAGTCACATTATTTTGGAAAACAAACTCTGTTCCAGGGTCGAAGATAACTTCATCTTTTAGATATTCATTTTGTCCATCTGAATATATAGTCTTAAAATATTTTCCAATATCAGCCGCATGTTCTTGGTCATATTGTGGCCAACCTGAGTTTAATGGATAAGCATATACGGTTGATTGTTCAGTTATTCTAGAATCTTTAGTTGTAAAGTATATATTTGTCTCTAGTTGCTGAGCAATAGTAGTTGTTCCAGAAGTTGTGTTTAAAGTTAGTTCATTTGAACATGTTCCATTATTGTCAACAATATTATAGAAGGCAATGTCTTTTGGATTTATTTTACCACCATGGTCTGATAAGAATGAAACAATGAACACATTCTCTAATGGATTAGATATTTGAATAAGTGGGTTGACAAAACCTTTTCCATCACTATTCCTTATTGTAAAAGTTGTTGTTATTGCTTTTGACCTGTCTTGCTGAAATGTACCAGTAGTTGATGTTGCAGTTGCCAACTTTTGTGAAGTAGTCAAATAAGCTTGCTTTAAGTAACGTATTCCAGTTGATTTGTAAGGAGTTCCAGGATTATTTAAGTTTATATAAATGAACTCATAAGTTCCAGCTGTTTGAATAAAAACATAAGCTATTATTGGAGTGCCATTCAATATTCTAGCTCTACAGTCTATGATTGCTGCATGAGCATCAGTTGTGTTCACTGTATATTCTGTGTCATTATAATAATATTTAATAGTTCCTTGTGAATATTTAGACTTAAGTTCATTTCCTTCATTGTCTTTGTCATAAGTGTCCCATTCTTCATTAGAAACTATTTTTCTTTCAAAATGGCCATTTCCTTTAGTGTCTAAAACTTCAATGTCATTCATATAAAGTTTGCCATCTAGATAATGAAAACGATTTCCATTTGTGTCAAAAAGAGCTCTGTTGTCATATTCGCTAGTCTCAGTATATAAGTTGCTTATAGACTCACCATACATTGGGCTGTTCTTTTCTTCTAACTTAGTGAACTGGTCAATATCAACTTTATTACGAGTTAAATCTAAAGGAAGGTCTAAACCAATAGTAGCTTTCATTATTTATTATTCTCCATCTTTTATATTAGTCCCTGAACAATCATCAAAACCTAAGACATCGAATGCATATTGTCTAGAAATATATAATAATGCCATTAGTCCATTTGGATGGTAGTTCTCGTCATCTATTTCATGAATAATCTCATCTGTTTCTTCATCTCTTTTCCACAATGTATTTTCACTTTCTTCATCTAAGTAGCCACCTTTCTTAACATAGATTTTGTCTGTTCTCATCCATTCAGCTAGCTGTTCTAGTGCTATGTCTTTATTATATTTATAAGCACAATATACATTTGGAAGATTGTATGTCACTGAAAGTTCATAGACAGCGGATTTTTCATTGTTGTCACATATTATGTCAGTTGTATATTCTTGGTTGAAGTTGGCTTTAATATAATCAAACTGTCTTCTAGCTTCATTACATATTGTAGAGATTGCTTGTTTAGAAGCGTGCCATTCATCTATTGGATAAAGCTTTTTGTCTTTTACTATAAATGAAACAACAGCTGCTTCATCATCAAAGCCCCAGTCTATACCAATGTAAGACCTTTCTATGGTCTTTATGTCGTCTGGAAGTTTTTCTATTGTCTTATGTCCTCTAAATGGCATAGCATCTATATCGAATGCTTCTAGATTTCCAAAATATTCTCTTTGAATAAAAGGCGCATCAACTGTTACACCATGTTCTTGGCATATCTTTTCAATAACTGTCTCTTTTTCTGGTATAAAAGGATTGTCCATAAATGACCAGTGATAATGAGTTATATTAGGATTATGCCATTGTCTATAAGCATAGTTTTTCTTAGAACGTGGTGGTGTTCCAGTCATTATTAAGTGAGCGTCTTTACCATAGTCAGTCATTGCTGGCTCTAGTGTCTCTTTCAATAAGTTTTCTGGATTTCTTAAGTGTGAGATTTCATCTATACATACTAATGAATAATGATAACCTCTGTATTTGTCTATTTCACCTTTATTATTGTAGCCACCAAATGTTATAGTAGCACCATTATCTAGTGTTATTGTTCCACTTCCTGGACTTCCAGAATATTTAATGTCCAATGAATCTAACAAGTCTGTTACTGGCTTTCCCATCTGTCCAACAGCATTGTCAAAAGTCCTGTTTAAGTATATAGCGCATCTATCTAATGGTTTTCCATTTGGAGTAATATATGGAGCTTTGCAGCATTCTCTTACTAAAAGACGAGCAACTAGTTCAGTCTTACCAGCTCTACGAGTACATATACATTCTATTGTCCTGGATGTTTCATCATCATATACTATTTGCTGTTTTGGATATAATGTTTTTCTTATTCTGTACAAAACAAACTCTGAATCTTTCGCCATTTGTTTATTTACTTCATCATCTAACTTAGATAAAAGGTCTGGCGTGAACATAGATTGGGCTAAAAAGCCAGCTGCTCTACTATTTGGATTTTTCTTAGCTTCTTTTAAGAATGAATCTATAAAGTCATGCATGAAGACATGACCATTTTCATCTGGAACTACTAAACTATTGCGCATATAATCTTGAGTTTCAGTTACAACTCTAGAAGCTGTCCTTTTCATAGTCCTAGACATGTGTGTTTTTTGCATTCTTTTTGATTTTTGTTCAGGCGTTTCTTCCTCTTTCAACTTCTTAGAGGACTCAGATGTGAATATACTTTTATTTTCTTTCTTGTCTTTATCGCCTTTTCTTCTTCCAGAGTTTTGATTTCCTGCCATACTATTATTATTAGTTATTGTTGTCTTCGTCTAGCTGGTTTAAGAATAACTGATAGTCAACATTTTCTCTATCTTCTTGCCTAACTTTTTCATTTGCCATGTGCCAAAAAACTGGCCAATAGCAATATGTCACTATGTTTTCTGGTATAGACTTTCCTTTCTTTATTCTTCCCATGACAGTAGTTGCTGCGTCCATTGAACGTGTATATATTAAGTCATCATGAAAAGACAATCTTCTTTGCTTGCAATATTTAAGGACTAATGACTTACAAATATTAATGACTAAAAACCAGATTTTATCCCAGTTCTTAGTCATATCTTGTTTGTATTCATCCCATAGCATTTGTGACTTTTTGTTAGTCGCTTTTTCCACTATTGTCTGCTCCATTTAAGGTTGATACATAAAAGCTTTTCTTTAGGTGGTGCTGCATTCCTAACGTCTCTAATCCATTCAAAAAGAATCTTTTATATTTTTCGCTTTTATGATGCAACATATATTGTAATGAATCTAAATATACATAGGAACCTTCAATATTAACTAAAATAGGACTTCCTTTTAGAATATTCTTGTTCTTATTGTTTGTATATTTTTTCATATATTCGTTTCTGTCAACAATATATTCTTTATTATAAACAAAATAAAAAGTCATGTGTCCTCCCTATCAAATATAACAGCTGATCTTAATGGTGTTGGCTTTCTGTCAGTCTTAATAGTGATATGAGAATGATCAGCTGTTTCTATTTCTATTATTAAGTCTTTATTGTTCTCACATCTTTTAACTAGTTCTTCTAAATATTGATAGTCTAAATCTTTAGATAGAAGGCGCTTTTTCTGATCTTCTTCTATTTTAAGAGCCTCTTTATATTCTTTAACTTTCTTCTTAAGTTCATTTTTATTATTACTGAACAACTTCATCTGTTATATTTTCTCCTTCATCATCTTTTAATGGATATATTTTTCCAGTTGTTAAAGTTGGTCCAATAAGTCCATCTTCACGAATAGGTATGAGTTGGCCATCTATATATGGAACATATAAAACATTAAACTTAGAAACGACCATTGCTATTGGTTTAGTTGTATAAGGCACATGAAAATATTTAGCAACTTTCTTTAAGTCAAATATGTCAAACTTTTTGTCTTTTTAATAGCATCATGCCATCTAACAGTAACACCATTTATAACTGTTTCATCTAACATATTATTGCACATCATACATGAAATAATATAGCTTCCTAATGGAGAAGCATACATATCACTTGGAAATCTCATTATTTTTCTAGTCTCCTATTTATTTCTTTTATATTTAGTTGAAGGTCAGCATAGTATTGATTTTCAT